GTTGGTCAGACGACCCTTTAGACGGATTAAAGATTATGAAAAATGATTTACAAATTTTCTATAATTCTGATAAAGATATTCAAGAACTCAATGCAAAAATCGAATACTTAAAAGTCACAATAGATTACCTCAAAGAGTGTATGCAAAATATCACTTGGAGACACCAAACGATTAAGAATACAATCGATTGGAGAAAATTCATGGCAGGTTCATAATGATACACGATAAACATGTTTGGATTGCAGAAGCATTCTTCACACCTACAGAAGTAGATTCTATACTTGCACTTGCAAATAAAAAAGATTGGGACGAAGGAAGGATTGGTTTTGATGGTGGACAAGACCCTGATGCACAAGAAGCTGATAGTGGTGCAGTAAATAGTGAAATCAGACAATCACAAGTTAAGTGGTTAATGGTTAATGATTTGAGTGAAGAGTTTCACAGAAAACTTTATTCTGCAGTTCAATATGCGACTGGAGATAATCATTGGAATTGGGAGTTTACTAGTTGGGAAAATTTTCAATTTACGAATTATACTGCAAAACCAAATTTACCTAAGGGTGATTTTTATACTTGGCACACTGATGCAGGCCCACCAACACGTTCAAGTTATGCAGACGGAAGTATTCGTAAATTAAGTTGCACTATTCAATTATCAGACCCCGATGATTATGAGGGTGGTTTATTTCAATGGTTAGAACCGACTCATACTTTCGATAGAATTCAATTGGGTCAGAGAACAGTTGGTTTAGATGATATGACTAAGACAGCACCATTTAGTGCAAAGACACGTGGTTCTATTATTCTATTTCCTTCAGACGTTCACCACCAAGTCACACCCGTGACACGTGGTTCTAGGAATTCATTAGTAGGGTGGTTAATGGGATTACCTTATAAGTAAAATGGTCAGAGTATCCAAGATTGACGATGTCTTTATGAAAGTTCATTGTGACGATGGACTTGCACGAGACCTCTATGATTTCTTTTCCTTTACAGTTCCGAATGCAAAATTCATGCCGTCCTATAAAAACAAATTTTGGGACGGAAAAGTTAGACTCTTTTCTTTAAAAACAAAAAAGATTTATATTGGTTTACTTCCATATGTAGACGAGTTCTGTAGAGAACGTGGTTTTGAGTTTGGTGGTATAGAAGAAGTAATCGGAACCAAAGAAAGGATTACAGACGAGGACGTAGATTTCTTTATTAATGGAGACGACCTAATCCCAGGCTTGGGACTTCCTTTTCAACCACGTGATTATCAGATAGACGCATTCAAGACTGCAGTTCAATATGGAAGACAATTATTACTTTCACCAACTGCAAGTGGAAAGTCATTAATCATATATATGTTATGTAGGTGGTATGAGGGTGTAATGTCCCTACCTAATGCAAAAACAGTTATCATAGTTCCTACAACTTCGTTAGTAGAACAAATGGCAAAGGACTTTGAAGACTATGGATACGATAAAGAGATTTGTAAGATTTATTCGGGTCAGCCTGTATTTGATTCGGACATCACAATCACCACTTGGCAGTCATTTAGTAAGGCTCCTAAAAATGTCTTGGAAAGTTTCGACATTGTCATCGGAGACGAAGCACACCTCTTCAAAGCACAAACACTAAAAGGTATTCTAGAAAAAATGAAACACACTGGTGTTCGTTTTGGAACGACTGGAACATTAGACGGGTCAGAAGTTCATAGATTACAACTAGAAGGTCTGTTCGGCCCAGTCAAGAAAGTAATATCGTCATACCAACTCATGGAAGAAGGAACCATTGCAAATTTAGAGATAGATTGTGTCATACTTCGTCATACTAAAATGAAAAAAATGACATACCAAGAAGAAATGGATTACTTGGTATCGAGTGATAGTAGAAACAAATTTATAACAAATTTAGTTGCAAGTCTTAAAGGTAATACATTAGTATTGTTTCAATACGTAGAGAAACATGGTGAAGTGTTATATCCTATGTTAGAAGGGAGAGTTAAAGACTTACACTATGTCTATGGTGGAACAGACACGGAAGACAGAGAAACAGTTAGAGAGGTTGTAGAAAAGTCAGAAGATAGTGTCATACTAGCGTCATACGGAACCTTCTCTACTGGTGTTAACATAAAGAAAATTGATAATGTAGTTTTTGCAAGTCCTTCTAAATCAAGAATCAGAAACTTGCAGTCCATTGGTCGTGGTCTAAGAAAGACTGAGGGTAAAGAAAAAATGAGATTATTTGATATTGCAGATGATTTACAATGTGATAATTTCACCCTTGGTCACCTCAAAGAACGTATAAATATTTACAACGAGGAAAATTTTTCATACGAAATAAAACAATTTGACTTAGACTAATGGCAACCCCAAACGATTTACTAACACAAAATTACGAAGTGGTAAAACTGAAGACTGGTTCAGAGATTGTTGGTATGGTCAGAGAAACCAGTGAAGGTATAGACGTGACACTTCCTATGATATGTCACTTATCAGTTCAACAACCAATCAATCAAACACTTGCAACCTTTTATCCGTATGCACCTTTGAGTGAAGACCCAATCATTAAGATTCCTTTTGACCAAGTGTTGCATAGAAGTAATATGAATTCTCAATTCATTCCGTTCTATGACGAAGCTTCTGCAAAGTGGTTGAAAATGGTTGAAGATAAAAACATTCCTCTAACGAATGACATTCATGCATCAAAAGATTACATGAGAAAAGCAGTTGACCAAATTCTTAAGAATGTCAAAGAAGAAGATTTGTATGACGAGTTCTATGAACAAGCACTCGAAGACGAATTCGAAACTGCAGTCCCACCAACCGATAAAAAGAAAATTCACTAAACCTATTTCTTAGGATTTTAATTTACCTATATAGTATCGTTATTACGAGAAGTTATAACATATTATTAGTAGTAATTATATTTACATAAGGAAAAAACCATGACCAAAGCTATATTGATAGCGAAGAGCATGGTGAGTGAAATCGAAAACATTAGAGAATCAGCGATTTTATCAAAGGCTATCGAAGCAGTAGAATTCATAACACTGTTGACTCTTCCAATATTATTACCATTAGGTATTATGATAATATCCTCTAACGGGTATTAAGCAAGGTTGTGGCGTAAAGGAATATGTCACAAAAAAAGATAGAACACATCAAGGAACGATTAGAGTTAATCACACTCTGTTCTATCTTTGTGCTTGCATTATTGGGAGTTAATCCACCAGCATGATTGAGTATATACAAAACATTATCGAGTTCTGTAAACAATTCCCAGGCTGGTCAGTTGCATTTTTCTTTTGTGGATATGTAATAGGGAGTGTATATTTCTAATATGGAATTTATAATCATATCAATTTTATCAATTATCGTGTCTGCATTGTATCTTAAGTATGCACCTATGCACGATTTACGTATGGCAATCTATAGTGCAGAAGATTTGAACGCTGCAATGAACGTAAGAAAATTGCAAAAGGAAGAAAATGAGTCTAGAAAAGAAAGCACTGCAAGTAGTTAATTTATCTCCAAGTGAATCAATAGTGGAGAAAATTGTCGAGGTTCACCCCATGAAACAAGTTGCAGTCATGTCAGTTGTCCAAGTCCTCGTATTCGGATTCATGTTATTGTCGTTTTGGATAATAGGACAATTTGTATGAGATATATAATATATACAATGGTTGTAATAACATTCTTTTACATTACAATTGGAGAAAAGGATAGAATGGGAACCCGTGCAATCATGAGAGAGAATGTTGTAGTATCGGGTGCATATATCCCTTCTTAGTATATATCCCCGCTGGGACATAATTATTTTATCATAGATTTCCCACATGTCTAGTGGGTTTTTTCAAAAAATTCAAAAAAATAAATATATAAAAACCCCCTTACAATATAAGGATTTTTGTGTATAATAGATACATGACTACTAAAAAACAAAATGAACACTATGTTAATAACAAGGAGTTCACACTAGCAGTCGCCGAGTTCAACGAATCAGTTAAACTTGCCGAAGAAAAGGGTAAAACACCCCCAAGAATGACAGAATACATTGGTGAATGTATCTATAAAATTGCGACTCGATTATCGACTCGTCCTAATTTTATCAATTACACATATAGAGATGAAATGATATGTGATGCAATTGAGAATTGTATTCAATATATCGGAAATTTCAACAGAGAGAAATCAGATAATGCATTCGCATATATCACTCAAATCTGTTATTATGCCTTCCTAAGACGAATTCAAAAGGAGAAAAAACAAGTCTTCATAAAACAACAGGCAACAGACGCAGCTGGTATGATTACTGATGCATTTAATACCATAGACGGAGAACACGACCCAACACTTATCAATACGAATGTTGAGTGGATGCAAGAGAATATGAATCGTGTCGACTATGAACCTCGAAAGTCAAGGAAATCAACAAAAAAGAAAACATCAAACTTAGAAAAATTTACTGAATGAAGATAGCATTACTGAATGATACCCATTGTGGTGTTCGTGGTGATATGATAGAAATGTCAAATTACCAAGGTCGATTTTATAATGAAGTGTTCTTCCCTTATTTGGACGAACATGACATTAAACACATAATACACTTAGGTGATTATTTTGACCGAAGAAAGTATATAAATTTTGCTTCCATGAAAGCAAATATCAAACACTTTATCGAACCTATGAATGAACGTGGTATTACTATGGACTTGATTCTTGGTAATCATGATACTTATTATAAGAATACCAATGAAGTCAATTCCCCCGAGTTGTTATTATATAACCAACCAAATGTGAATGTTATTCAAGAGTGTGAAGTAAAAGAGTATGACGGATTCAATATTGCACTTGTCCCATGGATTAATCCCGAGAACTATGCAGATGCAGTAGACTTTTTAATGTCTGCAAATGCAAGTTGGTGTATGGGTCACTTTGAGTTTGAAGGTGCATTAATGATGCCAGGCATGACGTGTCAACATGGACTTGACCATTCTTATGTAAAAAGATTTGAGAAAGTATTGAGTGGACATTTCCACCAAAAATCTGAGTTTGCAAATATCAGATATCTTGGTTCTCAAATGCAATTTACTTGGTCAGATTATGGAGATAACAAATACTTCCATATCTTTGATACTGATACACAAGAACTTTCACCTATTCTAAATCCAATTACAATGTTTGAAAAGGCATTCTACAATGACGAGAAAGAAACTTTTGAAACTATTAGTAATGCAGATTATGAAAAATACAAAGGTAAATTTGTAAAAGTTATCGTAGTGAATAAAGAAAACCCATATTGGTTTGATACATTCTTAGATAAACTACATTCTGCAAATCCACTACACGTTGCAGTTGTAGACGATAACAAACATATGGATTTCTATGGGGACGATGATATAGAAGATATCGAAGACACCCTAACTATATTAAATAATTATATTGACGGACTTGAAATACAAGGAAAGAAAAAACCACTTTCTGATTTAATGACTTCTTTATATAATGAGGCTTTGGACGAACATAACTATCTATGATAAATTTTAAGAAAGTAAGATATAAGAACTTACTATCCAGTGGAAATAAATTTACTGAAATACAACTAGACAAACACCAAACAACACTTATCTTAGGTGATAATGGTGCTGGTAAATCTACACTTTTAGATGCATTGTGTTTTGGTTTGTATGGTAAAGGATTTAGAAATCTTAAGAAAGACCTTCTAATCAATTCTGTAAATGGTGGAGGACTCATAGTAGTCGTAGAGTTCTCTATTGGTAGGAAACAATACAAAGTAATTCGTGGTGCAAAACCAAACAAATTCGAACTATATGTCAATGACGTGTTGGTCAATCAAGATGCAACAGTCAGAGATTATCAAGAACACTTAGAAAAGAACATACTCAAAATGAGTTATCGTTCCTTTACTCAAGTTGCAATCCTCGGGTCGGCAAACTTTACACCTTTCATGCAATTAAAAGCAGTTGAAAGACGTAAACTTGTAGAAGACCTTTTGGATATATCAATCTTTTCTACAATGGGAGATATCCTAAAGAAAAAGATTTCTAATCATACTGTTGAGGTTAGAGAGAATAATCATGAAATCGAACTTCTTGAAGAAAGAATTAATGGATTGAATGAACAACTTAATGCACTTCGTGAAAATAGAGATGCAAAAATATCAAAATATGAGAACACTGTTAATGAAACTCAAGAGAATATTAATAACCTTTTGGGAGAAATAGATGAAAAGACGGAAAATGTGGTGGAGAAAAAATCCACCATCTCAGATAAAGATACTAAAGAAGATAGACTCAAACAAACAGTTGACATGGAGGCTAGACTCGAGGACGCTCGAAGAAAAGCAATTAAAGACATTGAATTCTATGAGAACAATGACGATTGTCCCACATGCAAACAGGGTTTAGATAGTGAACACAAGAAGAAACACATTAAGGAAAAAGAGGATAAGATTTCAGAAATCAAGGAGGCGGTCTCAAAACTTGATATCCAAGTCGAAGAACTCAACACTAGAATACAAGAAATCAATGGAATCCAAGACGAGATAACTAAGATTCAAAAAGAGATTGGTATTCTACAAACAGAAGTTGTATCCAACCAAAAGTTTGTTCAAAAGATTCAGAAAGAAATTGCAGAACTAAAAGCAGAAGGAAATGGTAATGGTGACGTGCAAGAAAGGATTGACGATTCTGAAGAAAAACTAAACATTCTACATGCAAAGAAAGAAACACTTACAGAGAATGGACACTACTATGAAATTGCACAAGTGTTATTACGTGACCAAGGTGTAAGACAAAAGATTATCAAACAGTATGTTCCAATCATGAACAAACTCATAAACAAGTATCTTGCACAATTAGAATTCTATGTAGGTTTTGAATTGAATGAAAAGTTTGAAGAAACAATCAAGTCTAGGTTTAGGGACGTATTCAAATATGATAACTTCTCACAAGGAGAGAAAATGAGAATCGACCTTGCACTTCTATTTACATGGAGAGCCGTTGCAAGAATGAAGAACTCAGTGAATACTAACTTATTGATATTAGACGAAGTTTTCGATTCTTCATTAGACTCACAAGGAACAGACGATTTCTTAAAATTACTAAACACCTTGACGGAAAAGACAAATGCATTTATCATATCTCATAAAGGAGAAACATTATATGATAAATTTAATGACGTTATTAGGTTTGAGAAATACAAAAACTTCTCAAGAATTGCAGAATAATATAAATAGTAATATGAAATCATTCTCAGAATTCAATAATCCTACAGAGGAAATCAAACTAGATTTACCTAAGTATACACCTACACTTAGTGAGGGAACAGACGCCTCAACAAAGTTTGAAGGTGTTATAGTTGCATGTCTTCAAAATGCAAAATTACCAAAGGATAAGTTCATAGAGAAAATGACCAAAGACGAATATGTCACTGGTTTTCTTAAAACACCAAATAAATTATTTGCAACACATAAAGTAAAATCAACAGAAGAGAAAATGGATATTCTGTATAACTTTGCACAAGTATGTAATGCAAAACTTCCAAGTGGTAAACATGACGCAGGTGCTGGTCAAAGTAAAAAAGGACTAAGTTCATTTTGGAAAGAAACCACTGGTAAAGGTGTTGACACTTCAAAGGCAGATATAGTTATTGGTGGTTATCCATCTTCAGTCAAAGGCCCAAAGGCACAACTAATGTCGGGTAAAAAAGCAGAAGCTAAAGCAACTGTATTATCTGCATTACAAATGGTCAAAACAAGTGAAGACTTAAAGAATCAATTAGTAGAAGCAGTAGACGTTTTTGTAGACAACACTAGAACAGTTGGTGCAGAAGTGAATGCTGGTAATCTTAAAAAAATGACACCCGAACAAGCAATCGAAAGTGGTAATGCAGAAGCTAAAAAGATTGTTGAAAAACAAGAAAAATTAAAAGGTGATATCAATAAATTATTTGCAAAGGCATTTAATAATCCCGAAGTCGGTGGTGCATTCGCATATGAAGCAATGACTGGTTATGAAAAGTTTGGTGGTAATGCAATGAAACAAGGAAGTGGTGACACTAGTGGTATTGCAACACATATGGTTGTTTGGGATTATAGAATGGATAGAATCAAACAACTAAAGATTGATAGAAAATTTGCCTCTGCAACTGCAAAGAAAATGTCCATGCGTGCTGATTTAAAATCCAACTCTTATAAAAAAGGTGGTTCAAAAGCAGGTTATAATTTCTATCAAGCAATTAGAGTATCAGCAGATGCACTATTAGACAAACATGGTGAACTCAAAAAATCTGCAAATGAACAAGTAGAACAAGTAAAAAATCAATTAAATGAAGGTGTAATCTCAGAGAACAAATTCGTAGACAAACTCAAAGACATATGGAACTGGATAAAAGGTAAACTAACTGCATTGTGGAATTGGTTTATAAATAAAATTACTGAGTTAGCAGAAAGTGCTAAAAAGTTAATAACTGAATCAGTATCAGAAGCTATGAAAGTTTTTGAATTAGACGTAGACGTAAAAGTAAAAACTGAGGTAAACTTTAAATAATGTTAGAATTGATAGACGAGGCTTCAAGAGTCTTACGAACACCACCACCTGAATTTGACTTCGAGAATCCACCCGAAGACCCAAAAGAAATTGAAAAGAACCTTGCAACTGCAATGGAACAATTTGGTGGTATTGGATTATCTGCAAACCAAGTTGGATTGAACTATAGAGTTTTTGTTATGAGAACTGCAGATAAAGGAATCGTTGCATTCTTTAATCCCGAAATAACTAAAGTATCACAAGAAACAGATTTAATGAAAGAGGGTTGTCTATCTTTTCCCGACCTTTACCTTATGATAAAAAGGTCAAAAGAGATAGAATTTAAATATCAAGATGCAGAAGGTGAAGAACATACACTTTATCTTAATGGTTTAGGTGCAAGGTGTGTTCAACATGAGTGTGACCACTTGAATGGTAT